ACTCTTTCTTCTCTCTCCGATGAGCGTTTCGGACATGGCAGATGAGCGGGTCACCCCCAGGAGGTAGCGCGTGACGATTGTGACGACGGTGGCTCCTCAGGGTCTTGCGCAGATCCTCGCGGCACGGTCTGATCCGATGTCGGCGTGTGAGTCGTCGGATTGGCTGTCGGGTTTCCTCGATATCCCGGGTGATTCGGCGCCTCCTCTGGCGATGTCGGCGAGGCATCCTCGGGCGGTGGGTTCGTATGGTCCGGAGTGCATCGAGTGGGCGCGTCGGGAGATGGGTGTCACGTTGCGGTGGTGGCAGGCATTGGCTCTGACGCGGCAGTTGGAGCACGACATTGATGGCGCCCTGGTGTGGCGGGAGATCATCGATTCGGGTCCGCGGCGTATCGGGAAGTCGGTGCGTTTGCGTGTGGCTGCGTTGTGGCGGATCGCGAACGCTGAGCGGATCGGTGAGCCTCAGTTGGCGATGCTGGTGTCGAAGGACTTGGCGGTGGGGAAGGAGATCCATCGGCAGGCGTGGGCGTGGGCTGAGCGTCGTGGCTGGAATGTGGTCCGTCTGGGTGGTGCGCAGGAGGTGCAGGCGGGTGCGGATGATCGCTGGCTGTTGCGTGCGGATACCGCGGTGTACGGGTATGACGTCGGGTATGCGCAGGTGGATGAGTCGTGGGGTGTGGATCCGTCGTCGATCTCGGATGGTCTGGAGCCTGCGTTGCTGGAGAGGTTGTGGGCGCAGCTTCATCTGACGTCTACGGCGCATGTGAAGGCCACGTCTTTGATGCGGCGGCGCCTGGTGGCGGCACTGAGGGACGCGGATCCGGATGTGTTGCTGATGTTGTGGTGCGCGCATCCTGACGCGGACTACGCGGATGAGGCGACGTGGAAGGCTGCTTCTCCGCATTGGACGAAGGATCGCCGTGACCTGATGGCGAGGAAGTATGCCGCGGCACTGGCTGGTCAGGATGAGCCGGAGTTCGATGATCCTGACCCTGTTCGTGGGTGGGCGTCGCAGTACTTGAATGTGTGGCCGGGTCTGCTGGAGTCTGGTTCGTCGATCTTCCCGAAGTGGGCGGATCTGGTTACTACGGTTCCGGCTGGTGCCCCGGGTGCGCTCGGGGTGGCTTCGGATGTGGATCAGGTGTGGTTGTCTCTGGGTGCGGCTGGTGCTGGTGTGCGTACGCATCTTGGTTCTGTTCTGCGGGTTCGGGCTGAGTCTCAGTTCGAGTTCATCGGTGAGGTGAAGCGGGCGCAGGATGAGCATGGGTGTGCTGTGGTGGTGGATGTGAAGGGGCCGGCTGGTCATCTGATCCCGAAGCTGGAGCTCGCTGGTGTCGATGTGACTCGGGGTGGTTTGGATGATTGGGTGGAGGCGTGTGCTGATCTGGATGTGGCGGCATCCTCGGGTGCTGTTGAGCATGGTGATTACCCGGAGTTGAATGATGCTGTGTCGAACGCGGCGTGGCGGAAGGTGGGGGATCGGCGTGTGTTCGGGCGTCGTGATGGGGATATCTCTATGCTGGAGGCTGTGACGTGGGCAATGTGGGCCACTCGGCGTGTGACGGACTATGATGTGATGGACTCGATCGGGTGAGGGGATGGCGCATGTCGAAGACTGACGTTCTGGACCTCCTCGGGGTGGCACTGTTGGCGGGGTTCTCGTTCTTCATCTGGTGGCCGCTGCCTCTGGCTGTTGTCGGGGTGGCTTCACTGTTCGCTTCGTGGAGGGCGTCCTCGTGAGCTTGTTCTTCGGCAGGGTTGAGCGCCGGCAGATGGATTCGTGGGTGCCGACTGACCCGTCGCGAAGGCATGTCACAGCGGAGACGGCTACCCATCTGGCGCCTGTGTTCGCGTCTATTCGTCACATCGTCGACTTCTGCTCGACACTGCCTGTGGACACGTACCGGAAGGTTGGGGTGGATCGTATCCAGATCTCGCCGCCGCAACTGATATCAGGCCTGGATGCTGAAGGCCGGCCTGGTGCGGTGTCGTGGTTGGGTCAGGCGTTCTACGGGATCGCGACCCGGGGTAACGCGGTGGGGTGGATCAACGAGACGATGGGGTTCGGTGTTCCGACGTCGGTGTCGTGGTTGTCCCCTGGTGACTGGAATTATGACGAGGCATCGCACCAGTGGTACGTGTTCGGGCACCCGGTTGGTTCGTCTAACTTGCTACACATCCCGTGGATTGTCCCGCCCGGGAAGGTGCTAGGTCTGTCGCCGATTGAGCATTTCGCTGAGGGTATCGGTGTGGGTCTGTCGGCGCAGGAGTACGCGGATCCGCAGCGGGGCGGTGGCGCACCGCCATCCATCCTGAAGAACAACGCGAAGGTTCTCGAGCCTGGGCAGGCCAACCTGGTGCGTGAGCGTCTGGTGTCGTCGCTGCGTAAGGGTGAGCCGTTCGTGACTGGGGCGGACTGGGATTTCTCGACGGTGAGTATCCCGCCGAATCACACGCAGTTCATCGAGACTCTGAAACTGACGGCGAATCAGACGGCGTCGATCTTCGGGATTGACCCGACTGAGGTTGGTGGTACTCCTGGTGGGTCGCTGACCTACAATACGGAGGAGTTGCGGCAGATTAACCGTGCCGCGAACATGCGCCCGTATATCGAGCGTTTCGAGCGGGCGGTGAATCGTGTCCTGCCTGCGAAGCAGTTCATCAAGTTGAACACTGATGCCACGGTGCGTACCGATGTGCGTACGCGTACTGAGGTGGTTGGTGCTCAGATCAAGGATGGTCGGATGTCGGTGAACGAGGCGAGGTCCCTGGAGGACCGCATGCCTGTTCCTGGTGGCGACTTCTACAACGTCCCCGCACCGAATGCGGGTCCGGTCAACCGAGAAGGGGATCCATCATGAGCGACGCAGAGCGGCGCTTTACGTCGGTTCGGGTGGAAGTCCGAGCCGGCGTCGAGAGCTCACTGACTATCGGCGGGTATGCCGCGAAGTTCGAGCGGATGTCGCAGAACCTCGGCGGTTTCGTCGAGAAGATCGACCGTGGCTTCTTCAACAAGTCGCGTGGTGACGGGTGGCCCGGTGTGGTCGCACGGTACAACCATGACGACATGTCCCTACTGGGGACGTCGGACGCTGGCACGCTGCGTCTCGGCATTGACGACGTCGGTCTGACGTACGACGTCGATCTCCCGCGGTCGCGCGGCGACGTTCACGAGCTGGTGCAGCGTGGCGACGTGCGGCAGTCGTCATTCGCGTTCGTCGCGTTCGAGGACGACTGGACCACCAGCGACCAAGGCTTCCCGCTGCGCACACTGGTCAGTGGACGGCTCCTCGACGTCGCCCCGGTGAACACCCCGGCGTACGAGGACACGTCGGTCGGTCTGCGGTCCCTGGCCAAGAAGTTCAGTGCGCCTCTGGATGAGGTGCGTGCCCTGGCTGCGGACAACGAGCTGACGCGGTTCTTCAAGCGGACTGACAAGCAGGCGCCGGCTGAGCGTCATTCCTCGCAGGCTGCACTTGCTGCGATTCTCGCGCTGGACCCGAACAAGCGTCTCTGATATGCCATGTTGTGAAGGGCAGGATGACCTCCACCCTGTAGTATTTGATGCAAGCCGGCAGGGCGCCACCCACCGGAACCGATATGAGGTACCTGTCGAGTTCCCGGAAAGGGGAATGTCATGACCAGCATCGCAGACCAGCTCATGGAGCGGCGTGCCGCTCTCATCACGAAGGCTACTGAGGTCGCCCAGCAGGGCGTCGCTGAGGGCCGTGACCTGACGGGCGAGGAGCAGTCTTCGTTCGACAAGATGATCGCTGAGGCGGAGGCGCTGTCGCAGCGCGCTACAGCGATCCACGAGGGCGAGCAGCGTGCCACTGAGCTTGAGGACTCGTTCCGGTCGCGTACCGGTCACGAGCCGGAGCGTCGTGGCAGCCAGCCGAAGGTCTCGGAGTTCGAGTCGTGGGCGCGTTCGGCCCGAGTCGGCGACGGCTACGACCTCGCTGACGAGCGCGGGGTCGCTCAGCGAGCGATCCGCAACCGTGGCATCGAGTCTCGTGACATGTCCGCCACGGGTGGTACCGGCGTCAACAGCGTGTACTCGCAGCTCTGGGAGTACGCCGTGTCGACGATGCAGCTCCTGCAGGCTGGCGTGGACGTCATCAACACCACGGACGGCAACACGCTGCCCATGCCGCGTGTCACCGCGCACGCGGAGACTAGCGGTACGCCGGTGGCCGCGCACGGCGCGATCTCCGAGTCTGACTCGACGATCGGTACCGTGAACCTCACGGTCGCGAAGTACGGGTTCCTGACCGACGTTCCGACCGAGCTCGTGCAGGACACCAACTTCGACCTCGAAGGGTACATTGCGCGGAACGCGGGTCGTGCCCTGGGCCGTCGTATCGCGGAGGTCGCTGCTGCTGCGGCAGTCGCGGGATTCACCACGGCTGGTGTTACCGGGCCTACGGGTACCTCGACCACGCTCGGTGACCAGTCCACCGTGGGCGAAGGTTCCGACCTCCTGGTGGACCTGTTCCACTCGATCCTGCCGGAGTACCGGTCAGGTGCCGCGTGGGTCATGGCGGACACGACCGCGGCGATCGTCCGTAAGCTGAAGACGTCCACGGGTGAGCCCGTGTGGCAGTCGGCTCTCGTCGCTGGTGACCCGGACCTGATCCTGGGCAAGCCGGTTTACATCGATTCGAACCTGGCGTCGCCGGCCGCGGACGCGAAGTCGATCTTCTTCGGTGACTGGTCGGCGCTGAAGGTCCGTATCGCTGGTGGTCTGCGGTTCGAGCGGTCGAACGAGTACCACTTCGGGAACGACCAGATCGCGTTCCGTGCGCTGGTGCGTACCGGTGCGGTCGCACTCGACCCGAACGCCGTGAAGTACTTCGCCCACTCGGCTACCTGAGTCCTGTTCGTTGCGGCCCTGCCACTGGGTGGGGCCGCAACACCCCGAAGGGAGAGTCATGAAGGTACGAATCAAGGTCCGTCCGTCCGGTCTCCTGAACGGCCGCGAATGGCCCGAGGCTGGTGGAGTCATCGACCTTCCCGACGCTGTCGCGAAGGGCATGATCGAGTCCGGGGATGCGAAGGCTCTTACCAAGGCTGAGGCTGAGGAGAAGGCCGACGAGTCGCCCAAGGTCGAGACCCGCCCCGCGAACACGGACGACGCCGAGACCCGCAAGGACGCGCCCGTGAAGCGTGGTCCTGGGCGGCCCCGCAAGCAGCAGGGCTAACCATGGCCCTGGGTGACACGTACGCGACGCTGCCTGAACTCAAGGTGTATGCGAACGCGACGAAGGACACGTATGACGGCCTCCTGGAGGATGCCCTGACAGCGGCGTCGCGTGGTGTCGAACTCGTGACTCACCGGCAGTTCAACAACGCCGGTACCGTCAGCGCGCGCGTGTACCACCCAACCAGTACCGGGCTGGTCGAGGTCGACGACTTCCACACACAGGTTGGTCTCATCGTGAAGATCGACGGTGACGACGACGGCACCTACGACACCACCTGGACCGCGACGGACTACGAGCTGCGACCCCTCAACGGGATCGTTGGTGGACAGCCTGGGTGGCCGTACTCACAGGTGTGGGCCGTGGGTGCCAACTGGTTTCCGCGGTGCGCTCAGCGGGCCACTGTGGAGGTCACGGCGAACTGGGGTTGGGCTGCCGTGCCGCTGCCGGTGAAGCAGGCGACGCTGATCCTCGCGACCGAGCTGTACAAGTCGAAGGATGCGCCGTTCGGTATCGCCGGCAACGATAGCTACGGTGTGGTTCGTGTACGTGAGAACCCCATGATCATGCGGAAGCTCGCCCCGTACGTCCTCGACACTGTGCTCGAGGTCGTGTGATGGGCAAGATCGCGATGATCCGGGAGGCGCTCGCTGCGGCGATGACGATGGACGGGCTGAGCACGGAGGCGTACGTGCGCGACATCGCTGATGTCCCTGTCGCTATGGTCGGTGGGCCTGATCCGATCGAGTACGACAAGACTTTCGGGCGTGGTCACGATGACATGACGTTCCCGATCATGATCTTCGCGTCGCGTGTGTCGGATGAGGAAGCGCAGGAGAACCTCGACGCTTACCTCGACCCGTACGGCACTTCGTCGTTGAAGGCGGCTATCGAATCGGATTCCACTCTGGGTGGTGTCGTTGAAGATCTCCGTGTTACCGGTACGCAGGAATACGGTCCGCATGACATCAACGGTATCCTTTACCTGGGTGCCGTTCTTCTGGTGTCCGTGATGTCACCAGGGAAGGCGTGAACATGGGCAAGTCGAAGAAGTACACCGTTCAGGGCACGCATCGTGTCCGTGAGGTCAAGCCCGGGGAGCCCGTCGAGCTGGACCCGTCTGACCCGCAGACTGTTCGTCTGCTGGCGCGTGGGCAGGTAGCCCTGGCGTCGTCACGTCAGTCTGGCGTGGCATCCACCGAGGACGGCCCGGACACGGGAACGTCTGAGAAGTCCGAGGAGTAGGAACCATGGCCAAGATTGTCTTGAAGGATTGTTTCATCTCGATCGACGCGGTGGATCTGTCTGACCACTTCTCGTCCGTCACCATCGAGACCACGTTCGACGAGGTCGACGTGACCGGGTTCGGGTCGATCTACAAGGAGATCCTGCAGGGTCTCGGTGACGCGACGATCACCGGGTCCGTGTTCCAGGACTTCGCCGCGCTCAGCGTGGACGCCACTCTCTGGCCGCTCTCCCAGTCGGGTGAGCCGTTCGAGGTCGTCGTGCGTCCCACGTCCGCGGTCGTCGGTGCGACGAACCCGGAGTACACGATGACGGGTGTGCTGCTGGCGTACAACCCGCTCGCGGGGGACATCGGTTCGGCTGCGACCACGGACGTTTCCATCCGGAACGCGTCCGCCACGGGCCTGGTCCGCGCCATCGCCTGATGGTCAAGCCCGCTCGTGGGGGTGGCAACTCGGACGCCGTGCAGATTGAGGGCGTCCGGGAGTTGGTCCGCGCGATCGGGAACATTGACCCGGCTCTGCGTAAGGAGCTGGGTCAGCGGAACAAGGCCATCGGTCAGCGCATCATTGACAAGGCGTTCCCGAAGCCTGAGGCGGTGGGTGCTGGTACAGGCTCGAAGCCGAAGGCGTCCGCTACGACGAACGTGCTGAGGATCATGGCTGGGCACTCTGGCCGTACGAAGCATGTGCAGTCGTGGGGTAAGCGCCCGACACCACGTGATGGTGTGAAGCGGCCGTACATTCGCCGGTCTGCGGAGCAGGACATGCCGCAGATCGAGAAGGATTACCTCGATGCCCTACTGGACATCGCACGCAAGGCAGGAATCGAAACGGAGAGAAACTGAAATGAGCACACCGAAGAAGCCCGTAGAGCCCATCCCGGCGCCGCGTATGAAGCGCCGGGACCTCCTGGAGGTGTCGGCGCTGCTGCGTCGGCAGAAGCTCGACCCGTCCGATGAGATGGCGCTGGGTCTGGGTACGCAGTTCCTGACGGAGAAGCGTTCCGGTGAGACGTCCCTGACGTTCGGGCAGTGGCTCGACGAGGACATCCCCCAGGACGATGAGGGTGAGGCGGAGGACGAGGAGTCGGACCCTACGCCGGCCTAGTCGATGAGGATCGCGACGAGATGGCCTACTTCTGTCACTTCTGGCGGATGACGCCGGATCAGTTCTGGGATCTGGACCTGGATGATTACAACGCTTTGAGCCGGTACGTGGAGCGGTACAACAAGCAGCAGGAGAAGGGATGATCTGATGGCTTCCAGGGGAGCGCTGGTCGTCAGATTCGTCGGCGACACCCGGGACTTGTCGAAGTCGACTGTCCGGGTGTCGAAGTCTCTTGGTGGTGTGTCGAAACTGGGCAAGGGTCTCGCGATCGGTGTCGCGGCGGTAGCGGGTGCGGTTGGTGCTGTCGCCGTGGCAACGACGAAGGATCTGATCCGGGTTGAGCGTCTTGGTGCGCAGACTGAGGCTGTCATCAAGGCGACTGGTGGTGCGGCTGGGCGTACTCGTTCTCAGGTGGACAAGCTCGCTGGGCGTCTGGAGAAGATGTCTGGTGCGGAGGCTGAGACGGTGACTGAGGGGCAGAACATGCTCCTCACGTTCAAGAACATCAAGGGTAAGCAGTTCGACGGTGCGACGCGGGCAATGCTCGATATGGGTGTCGCGATGAACAAGGGTTCCCTTGAGGGCCTCGACCTGTCGAAGACCAGTATCCAGATGGGTAAGGCGCTGAACGACCCGATCAAGGGCATCACGGCCCTGTCGAAGGTCGGTGTGTCGTTCAGCGACAAGCAGAAGAAGCAGATCAAGACCATGCAGGAAGCCGGCAACATTGCCGGCGCGCAGGGCGTCATTCTCAAGGAATTGAAGGGCGAGTTCGGTGGTGCAGCGAAGGCAGCTGGCCAGACCACCGAGGGCATGTTCGCGAAGATCAAGAACACGTGGGGCAACATCGCGGAGGGGACACTGTCGTTCATCCTGCCGATGTTGCAGACGCTGATGACGTGGGTGAACCAGAAGGTCATGCCCGCACTGTCCCGGTTCGGTGACTGGCTGTCGAACGACGGTGCGGCGCATCTGAAGAAGTTCGGGATGTGGTTGAAGGACAATGTCCTGCCTCCGTTGAAGTCGTTCGCGGGATTTCTCGGTGGGGTAGCTGGGTGGCTGGGGAAGAACGCGGACTTTACGAAGACGCTCGTCGTCGTGCTCGGTACCGCGGTGGGGATCATCGGCGCCGTGGTCGCTGCGATGAAGGTCTGGGCTGCGGTGCAAGCAGCACTGAACTTTGTGATGGCCGCGAACCCGATCGGTATCGTGATCGTCGCCGTTGCCGCTCTCGTCGCCGGCTTGGTGTTCTTCTTCACGAAGACGAAGACCGGACAGAAGATCGTCAAGAATGTGTGGGGTGCGATCAAGTCCGCGATCAAGGGCGTGTCGGACTGGTGGACCAAGACGGCATGGCCTGCGGTTAAGGGTGCACTGAAGGCCATGGGCGATTGGTTCCGGATGGTGGGCCGGGTCGCGAAGCGTGCATGGAAGGGTATGGGGGACGCACTCGGTTCGACATGGCGGTGGATCAAGAAGCAGGTCATTGACCGGTTCGTGCTCGGGCTGCGTGTCTGGGCGCTGATCTTCAAGACGGTAGGCGCCAAGGTGAAGGGCATTTGGTCGTCTGTCGGTGCCGCGCTGGGCAGGGTCTGGAAGTGGATCAAGGCCAATGTGTTCGAGCGGATCGGCCGCGGCCTGTCGAACATGCGGGACAAGTTCCGGTCTGCGAAGGACAGGATCGCCGGAATCTTCGGGAGCATGCGGGACCGTCTGGGCGATATCGGTTCATGGATCCGGAAGAACGTGTTTGAGCGAATCCGTTCCGCGCTGACGATCATGAAGAACGCGTTTCGGACTGCGAAGGATGGCATCGGTAAGATCTGGGACGGTCTGAAGGCGAAAGCTGCGAAGCCCGTTAACTTCCTCATCAAGTGGGTATGGAACAAGGGTCTCCGCACGGTGCTAAACGCGATCCCCGGGGTTGACCTGCCCGAGGTGAAGCCGATCAAGTTCGCGAAGGGTGGCGCGGTCTCTGGCGGTGTCAGGGGCAAGGACTCGGTGCCTGCGATGTACATGCCCGGTGAGCATGTGTGGACGGCGAAGGAGGTCCGCAAGGTCGGTGGGCAGACCGCCATGTACGGGATGCGGAAGGCCGCCCTTGAGGGTCGTCTGGAGTTCGCGGGTGGTGGTGCGCTGTCGTCCGAGGCGATTGCGCGTGCCCAGTCGTTCGCGCGGCAGCAGTCGGGCAAGCCGTACGGGTGGGGCGCTGTGGGCCCGAGCTCGTACGACTGCTCGGGATTCATGTCGGCACTGACGAACGTGATCCAGGGGCAGCCAGCGTACCGGCGCAGGGGTGCTACGGCTGACTTCCCGTGGCCCGGGTTCAAGAAGGGCCCGGGCCAGTTCACCATCGGTTCTACCCCGAACTACGGCGGATCAGGGATCGGGCACATGGCGGGCAACCTCGCCGGCTTGGGTGTTGAGTCGCGTGGTGGGCGTGGTGTGATCCTCGGTTCGGGTGCTATGCCGACACGCGGGTTCCCGCAGGAGTACCACCTTGGGCAGGCGGGCAAGGGCGGTGGTGGTGGTTCTTGGTGGGACAACATCACGTCGTTCGTCAATGCGATGAAGAAGCTGCCGGGCCAGATTCAGGAGATGATGTCGTCCGGGTCGTGGATCTCGACGTTCCTCCGGAAGATCGTTGTCGCGGTGTCAGCGAACGTGGCGAAGTTCATCAACGACAAGATCCCGAACGGGATCCCGTTCGTTGGCGACAACCCGATCAAGCCAATCAAGCTCGCTAATGGTGGTGTGGTGCGGGCTCGTCCGGGTGGTACGCACGCGATCATCGGTGAGGGTGGTCGGGATGAGGCTGTGATTCCGCTTAACCGTGGCGCAGCACAGCAGAATGTTGTCACTGTGAACCTGGATGGGGCGATGGGGCGTGAGGTGTTGCGGCTGATCCGTGCTGAGGTGCGTAAGGGCGGCGGCAACCCGACCATCGTGCTCAGTGGTGGGCGGCTTCGATGACCATGCTCACTGTTCTGGTCGAGCTGCAGATCGATGGTGTGTGGACTGACATCACGTCGGATGTGTTGCAGTCGGACGGCATCGGTATTCAGCGTGGCCGCCCGGATGAGTCGGCAACAACGGACCCGTCGTCGTGCACCATGACGTTGAAGAACAAGGACGGCAAGTACTCCTCGAGGAACCCCAGCTCGCCGTACTACGGGCTGATCGGTCGGAACACACCTGTCCGGGTCACAGTGGATGGGTCGGTCCGGTTCGTTGGTGAGGTCAGTGGGTGGCCGCAGTCGTGGGGCAAGGAAGCGAACGGCAACAGTGCCCGTGTGCAGGTGCAGGCGTTTGGTGTGAAGCGGCGTCTCGGGCAGGGCACCCCCGCGTTGCGGTCGACTATGTACCGGGGTGTGACGTCCCTGGATTCCGTGGTGGCGTATTGGCCGTGTGAGGACTCGGAGGGTGCGACGGAGTTCGCTTCTGGTCTGCCGGAGGCGCCACCGATGTACCCGCGTGGCCCTGTGGAGATGGCGTCTTTCGACTCGTTCAAGGGGTCGGAGCCGATCGCGAAGGCGTCGGGTGTGCGGTGGATCGGCAGTGTGCCTGCCTACACGGTCACGGATGAGACGCAGATCAACTTTCTCCTCGCCGTCCCCGCGGGTGGCACGATCGTCTCCGAGACTGTGTGCCGCATCAGGGGTACGGGTACGGCACCACGCTGGGACGTTGGCCTGACACCTGCGGGATCGCTGGTGCTGCGTGCGTATGACCAGGACGAGGTGTTGCTGTTCTCCTCGGGCACGGTGTTCAACGTGAACGGCCGGCTCATCCGGGTAGCGGTCGAGCTTGAACAGATCGGCGCGCACATCGACTGGCAGGTGTGGACACTGGTGGCCGGGGACCTCGTTGCTGACGCTGCGGGCACGGGCACGCTCCTGAACCGCACGTTCGGGCGTGTGACCCGCATCGGTATGAACGTTGCTGGTGCGCAGCTTGATGAGACGGCGATTGGGCACATCGTCGTGAAGAACGCGCTCGGCCCGGATGACGCGATCGCGGGGCTGGAGTTGCGTGCGTACGAAGGTGAGACGGCTGCGGACCGTATCTCCCGGCTGTGTGGTGAAGCGGATGTGCCGGTTACGGTCACGGGTGACGCCGCCTTGTCCGCGGCCCTTGGTCCGCAGCTCCCGAACACGTTCCTTGATCTGCTGCATGAGGCTGAGTTCGCGGACATGGGTGTGTTGTACGAGCCGCGTGCGTCCCTCGGGTTGGCGTACCGGACTCGTGCGGACATGTACGCGCAGGACGCTACCCTGACCCTGGACTATGCGTCTGGGGAAGTGTTCGAGATACAGCCGACCGATGATGATGACGCTGTCCGCAACGACATCACGGTGAGTCGGGTGGGCGGCTCTTCTGCCCGTGCCCAGCTAGAGGCTGGGCCACTCTCAGTGCAGGTTCCGCCGGATGGTATCGGCCGGTATGACGACGAGACTACGGTGTCGTTGTGGCGTGATGAGGACCTGCCGTATCAGGCGTCGTGGCGCCTGCACATGGGGACGGTGGATGAGGCGCGTTACCCGGTGCTGGGTGTGAACCTCGCGGGTTCGGCCTTGGTGTCGGATGCTGGGTTGCGTGCTGATGCGATGGCCCTCGACGTCGGTGACCGTGTTGTCGTGACGGATGCCCCGTCGTGGTTGCCGCCGGGTGACATCCAGCAGCTCACGCAGGGGTTCAGTGAGGACATTGGGCAGTTCGACTGGCAGATCACCGCGAACTGCACCCCGGCATCACCGTGGAACGTGGGTGTGTGGGATGCGGCGTCGGGTCCGGGTGAGGCCCGGTACTCGTCGAACGGTACGACACTTGCCGCGGGTTCCGGTCTCCTCCTGAACGGGGTGTCACCGGGGCGTGCCTCAACACCGGACACGGCTGGGTTGGACATCGTCGGGGACATCGAGGTCAGGGTGCTTGCCCTGCTCGACGACTGGACCCCGGCGACTTCTCAATGCCTCGCCTCGAAGAGCACCGCATCCGGCAACCAGCGCTCGTGGCAGTTCAACGTGAACTCGACCGGGAACCTGGTCTTTCTGTGGTCTGCTACCGGTTCGGCGACCCTTACCGCGACATCGACAGTGACACCCACTGTCGTGAACGGCGAGCCGCTGTGGGTGCGTGCCCAGCTCGACGTGGACAACGGTGCGGCCGGGCGCACGGTCACGTTCTGGACGTCGCCCGACGGCGTCACGTGGCTCCAGCTCGGTACCCCGGTCACTACCGCTGGTGTCACGTCGATCTTCAACAGCACTGCCGCGCTGATAGTCGGGTCGATCGACGCTGGCACCACGACGCGGCTAGCTGGGCGCGTGATTGCGGTGCGGGTGCGTGACGGGTTCGGTGGCACGTACGTCGCTGACGCACGGTTCGACCAGCCGGCGGGTACGACGGGGTTCACGGATGCTGCCGGTCTGGTGTGGACGATCACGTCTCCGGCTGTGATCGACGACGGTGTCATCGTGGTGGACACCCCGACTGGGCCTGTGTGGTCGGACGCCGACGCCCCGTACGACCTCGTGATCGGCGGTGAGGTGCTGCGAGTCACTGACGTGGTGGGTGCTGGTCAGCCTGCACTGGGTACCAGCGTGTACCGGAATTCACCGCAGGCGATGACTGTCACGAGGGCGGTCAACGGAGTGACTAAGACGCAGGTTGTGGATGCCCCAGTAGACTTGGCGAAGCCCGGCGTGTACGCGTTGTGACGAGGAGAGGTTGTTATGCCATCACCTGGTGAGATCATTCGTGCGGTGGATGTGTCGGTGCAGGCGTGTCGTGTGACGCGCGCTGCCGCACAGTCGATCCCGGACAACGTGATCACGACGGTCGCGTTCGACGAGGAACGGTTCGACACGGACGGCATGCACAACGTCGTGACGAACAACTCCCGCATCACGATCAACACGGCCGGGATATACATCGTCGGGTTCAACGGGATACTCCAGTCGGATACCTACGTGACTTCCTTCGCGCTGCTTCGGGTGAACGGGACCACGGAGATAGCACGCGGCTCGCGTCAGTATCTTCCATCGACTCTGCAATCGCACATCCAGGTTCAGACCGTGTACCAGTTCGTTGCCGGGGACTACATTGAGGTCCAGGTGTATCACGACAACCCGGGCAACATCGCGAGGAACCTCGACGCGACCGACGAACGCACCCCCGAGTTCTACGCAGCACGCATCGGCTCCTGACCCATGGACCACGCCGCCGTGCTCGCCGACGTACCAGCCACCACATGGCCCAGCCTCCTCACCTGGGGCGGCCTGGTCGTGCTCGTGCTGGTCTCCGTCGTCCGCGGCTGGCTCGTCCCGAAAGCGAGCCACGAACGCGAGATCTCCATCCTGGAAAAGCGCATCGAGGAGAAGACCGCCGAGGCTATCGAGTGGCGCGCCGCCTACCAGACCGAGCAGGCCGTAGGCAGGGAACGCGACGCACAGCACCGCATGCTCCTCGAAACGGGCAAGACGACGGCGTACGCTGTGGATGCGATCCGGACCGGTCTGGAACGGGATGTGAACCCCGCATGAGTGATGACCAGAGTGGAATCGAGCAGGCGCGTGCTGCACGGCGCCGCGCTGAGGCAGATCTCGCTGCGATGAAGGCGAAGCGCCCTGAGGTGAAGCGGCTTGCCTGGCATGCGATGCGCATCCGGGACGAGAACCACCTCTCGGATCTGGTTGCGCTCGCGTTCGGGACGAGGGAACCATGAGGGGGCGGCGTGTTGTCTGAGAACGTTGTACTACTGATCGCGAACATCCTCGTCATCCTGGCGTGGATCCCGACCGCGCTGTTCGTGACGTTCTACGCACTGTTCAGCCCATGGCACCGGTCACTCATCGGTAAGACCCTCATGTACTTCGCTATAGCCATGCTCGTGCTGCTGACATACTCACTGACCGCGCGGTGGCTCGTCGAAGCACCTGACCTGAACTACGCTCTAGGCCTAGCGGCGTACGCGTTCCTCACCGCCATGCTGTGGCTCCTGTTCATCTCCCTGCGGGCCGCGCAGACCGGTCGCGTAACCCCTGAGAGGCCTGACTGGACACCGATCCGTGACTGGCTTCGACACCGCCGCACGAAGAAGGAGAGTTGACCATGGTCCGAGAGATCCCTCTGTCTCAGGGCCTCGTGGCCCTCGTCGATGACGAGGACTACGAGACCGTCAGCACACACAAGTGGCAGGTCGACAAGACCCGTGGCGGGATGCCCTACTATGCCCGTCGGTCGTTCAGGCGTGACGATGGTAGTAGGACCAGTACCAGCATCCACCGCTTCCTCACAGGGTGGGATCGGGTAGACCACGTCAACGGGAACGGGCTAGATTGCCGACGATCCAACATGCGACCAGCCACCAACGCCGAGAACCAGCGGAATAGGCACCAGCAGGCCAACAACTCCTCGGGTTACATCGGGGTAGCTTGGGATAGGACCCGTCAGAAGTGGATGGCCTACGTAGGCCACGAGGGCAAGTTTCGATCGGCCGGCCGATTCAGCGACCCTGAGGCTGCGGCTATAGCACGCGACCGGTTGGCTTGCGAGCTTCACGGCGAGTTCGCTCGTCTCAACTTCCCACCGAACCAGGAGACATGACCATGCCGTGGTACCCCGGAGCCATCCGCAAGGAGATCACCGCCAACAAGGGACGGAAGAGGCTCACCGTCTGGAACAGGGTGAACCTGCACATCGCCGTCTCCAACGGTGACTCCCTGTTCTCGTATTTCAATCAGTCGGGAATACCGGACAGCCATTTTTTCGTCCGGCATGACGGCGCCATAGAGCAGTATGTCTCGACTGACTACAACGCGTTCGCCGATTTAGAAGGCAATGATGCCACCATCAGTATCGAGACAGCCGGCATGGGAACGGGCACATGGTCGCCCGCTCAACTGGAGTCCCTGGCCAAGCTGTATGCCTGGGCGGTCAAGACTCACGGCATCGCACGCAAGCTCGCCACGTCGTCCAAGACTGGCACCGAGTCCAAGGGGCTCTCCTGGCACCGTCTCGGCGTAGACGGCAACTTCCCGAGCCTGCCGAACATTCGCGCTGGGCGGCTTCAGCGCGGCGGCGGGATGCGGTACTCCACGTCGGCAGGTAAGGCATGCCCAGGAGATGACCGAATCCCGCAGATACCCGGTATCTTCGACCGTGCCCTCGTCATCCTCGACGGGGACAGCACACCCACCGCACCGAAGGAGAAGGTTCTCATGGCAGCACTGACCGAAGCCGAACAGCAGGAGATGCTCATCACGTCCCGTCAGGTTGAGATCGTGGTTCGCCGCATCGAGACCGAGGCTGACGAGCGGCGTGAACTCGACCTCGCGCACATGGCCGCCGCGACCCAGCGGCAGACGGACGCCCTGACGAAGCTCGACCGCATCGAAGCCAAGCTCGACCAGCTCCTCGCCGAGGACGCCTGACCATGGGTCTCACCGACATCCTCTCCCCGAAGGTGCGGCAGGTCCTGTACGCCGTGTACGGCTTCCTGGGTCTCGGCCTGGGCGCTGTGCAGGTCGCGTACTCTGCGGCCGGTGACGGGCAGCCTGAGTGGCTCACCGTGGTCCTCGCGGTCTTCGCGTTCCTGGGCGTGGGCCTCGGCTTCACGGCCGCGGCGAACACCACCACTGGCCGTGTCGCGTCGGATGCTGACGTGGCTACCGACATCACGGACGGGAGCCTCTGATGGCACTCACCATCTCCGCCCTCGCGGCACAGGCCATGGGTGCCGCACTCGCTACTGACATCGGCTCGGCGGCAACCATCGAGATCCGGTCGGGCGCGAAGCCTGCGACCCCTGAGACGGCGGCGTCGGGAACCCTCCTCGCAACCGTCGTCATCTCGGGTTCGTTCACTTCGACGGGTGGTGTTCTGACGTCGGCGAATCCGGCGGCTGTCACCATCGCTGCCACTGACACGGCAGGACACTTCCGGGTCAAGACGTCCGGTGGTACCGCGAAGCTCGACGGAACCGTGACCGCGTCGGGCGGTGGTGGTGACATGGAGCTCGCCACTGTGGCGCTGGTCTCGGGTGCGTCTCTCGATCTCGGCGTGCCTTCCATCACTGTCCCCGTCGCCTGACCGACCCCCGGTCATGGATTGGACACCACCTTCACCGGTCGTCGCCGGGTCGCTCGCGGTTGGTACCGCGAGCTACCCGGTGCCGATCGATGCCCTGTACGTGGCGACAGACGGCAGCGACTCCAACGCGGGGACGATCGCAGCACCCAAGCGGACACTGAGCGGCGCCATCGCAGCAGCACAGACCGGGTCAACGATCGTTCTGCGAACAGGCGAGTACTACGAGAGTGTTACCGTGCCGAGTACGAAGGCTCTCACCATCCAGGCGTACCCGGGTGAAACGGTGTGGTTCGACGGGTCGCAACGCGTCCTGTCGTGGACCGGCACGGGGCCCGTGTGGACGGCGCCGTACGGGGCGAACTGGGATCCGATCGCGTCGGCGAACTACCCGCAGGTGGGTGACGGGCGAGCACACCTCCCGGAGCAGGTCTGGATCGATGACGAACGTCTGACACAGATCGCGGACGGGGCCACGCCAGGTGTTGGACAGTTCTCCGTGAACCGGTCCACGGACGTCCTGTCGATCGGCACCAACCCCGCGGGCAGAGATGTCCGCGTCGCCCGGCTGCGGCGCTGGATGCTCGCCACTGGGCCAGTGGTCCTCCGCGGGTTCGGCGTGCGCCGGTACTCGCCGGCCGCCATGGAAGGCCCTGACTCCGCACTGGTCTACTTCGCCGGATCGTCATACAACTCGGTCGTTGAGAACATCGTGTTCCGTCAGTCGGGGATGCACGGGCTCGCGATCATCCGACCCATCACCCTCAATCAGATCACGGTAGAGGACTGCAACAGTTCGGGCATCCAGGTCACGACGGCGAATAACACGCACATCTCCCGGTTCATCATCCAGGGCTGCAACACGGGCGGATGGCACCCGCAGCCGATCACCGCGGGCATCAAGATCACCCGCACGGACAACATCATCTTGCGTGACGGGATCGTACGGGACATCGATGCTGCTATCGGTGTGTGGTTCGACGTCTCGAATACCCGGTTCATCGTCGCGAACGTCACTATCAGCAACACCGAGGTCGCGTTGGAGTCGGAGCTGTCCGGCGGTGGATTCTACGACGGGGTACAGAACCACTCATGGTTCGTCAACTGTCGCACCTCGAACTCGCTCGATTGGGCGGTCAAGGTCATGGACTCCGACTACGTTACGGTCGCGAACTGTGACCTCGACGCGGCACGGGTCTCCATCAACGTGCAGCAGGACCACCGGGACAACACGGGCACCCCAGGAAACCTCACGTTCGAGATCGTCCCGTGGGTCACCGTCCACAACAGGCTGTGGAACAACCGCGTAGTTGGGCAGCCGACGATCGCGGGCATGATCGCGTACCACGACCCCCCGACCGCCGCCCGGGACCCCGACGGCGGGCCTGACAAGGTTCTCCTCGGGTGGGACTTCTTCGACGAGATCGCGGGGAACTGGTTCCCGACCGTGCCGCCCGGGTCAATGATCCAGCTCGGCAAGGTTGACGGGTTCCGGAACTCGTACAACACATGGTCGCTCGCCAATAGTTCTCCTGCCGCGGTGGGTGGCCCGCCGGGTAACAAGCTCGGGGCCAATCACCAGGGCGCATCCACCCCCGCGGATACAATTGCGGTACCGCTCCCGGACGACATCGCGGATCTGCTTGGGATCCCGCGAGGCCACCAACAGGTCGGTCCTATCCTGCCCGCACCCGTCGCCACCGACACCGAAGAGGAGCCTGATCTTATGACCCTGCGACAGTGGCTCATGGATGGCACGGACGGGGTATCCCTGACGGCTGCGACGACCCTCGCAGTAGACGGCACGCAGGCATCCCAGGTCAACAACGGCAGTGCGACGATCGCGTACTCAGCCACCACACCGCACGCAGGGGCGGCCTGCGTGCGGTTCTCGGGCGGGGCACTGGCGCAAGTCGTCCGCCTACCGTTCGTCGCGTCCGCGGCTGGTGCTGCCGTGTCCTTCTACCACCGGGCGGCCTCACTGCCCGCCGGGTCCACGGAGATCTTCGCTGCGCGCCACTCTAGCGGGCAACTCTTCCGTGTGCTGGTCCTCGCCACCGGTGCTGTCCAGCTCAACACATCCACGGGTGCGCTGATCGCCGCCACCGCCGCGGGGGTCTGGGCGATCAACCGGTGGAACCGGGTCGAGATGGTGTGGGACAACTCCGGGGGTGCGTCCGCTGGCACGTACACCCTGTCTGTCTACGACGGTGACTCCGGTACAGCGCTGGAGACCCTCTCGGGGTCTACAGCCAACCTCGGGACCGCGCTGGCCACCCATATCGACATCGGCACCCCGAACACGGCACGCGTCTGGGATCAGTTCTTCGACTCGGTCCAGATGAACGATGGCGCGACGGTGCTCATCGGCCCGTACCTGACGGTGGTCACAGGTACGCTGTCCGCCTCACTGCCGAGGGTGACAGCGTCCATTGCGGGCACAGTGACCGTGGCTGGTGCGCTCTCTGCTGCCGTGCCGAAGGTCACCGCAAGCATCGCCGGGACAGTCGCTGTGACCGGCACGCTAGCGGGATCTATGCCGCGCGTCACGGCATCGGTGGCGGGTACCGTCACAGTGGTCGGCACGCTGAACGCGTCGGTGCCACTCGTGACCGCGAGCATCACAGGCACCTCGACCACAGGCGACGTGGACCGCAACCTGCCCTACACGCTCACCCTCGATATCGGCACCGACCGCACCCTCACCCTCATGCCGACGCCGGAGCTCGACGTCACCGTCAGCACACCACCCGATCTGATCGCCGAAATTACCGGGCCCACAAGAACACTGGAGCTGGAACCATGAGCAACACCGTCAAGCAGGGCGACACCCACTCCATCACCTTCACCGTGTACGACAGCGTCGGCGGCGTGCCCACACCACTCGACCTCACGGGCTCGACGGTGCGCCTCCTCGCGAAGCTCGGCACCGAAACGACAGTCGTCCTCTCCGCCACGTTGGGCGTGGACCCCGGAACCGTCGAGCACACCCTCACTGGGACCCTCGCCGCGGGCACGTACTCGGTCGAGGTCGAGGTGACCCAGGGTGGCGCCATCACGACCGCACCCACTGAGGGGTACGCGACACTGATCGTGACCCCAGATCTCGGCTGACCGCCGACCCACAAGCGCGGCGCCACCCTGACTCTCCGCAGGGTGGCGCCGCTTCGTGCGTGGTACGGTACACGCCTGATGATGACCGGGCTGTGTCCGGCTAGTCAGCTCGTGTTGGTCCTGGCTTAGAGACGGGGTTGCGCCCGCCTAGTATTGGCCAGGGGCCCGGCAGGGTCAGCCTCGAAAGGGGCGGCGGTTAGAATCCGCAACACGAGTAGGATCGGCCGCTTACCCGACGGGGTGGGCGGCCGATCCGCTGTTACAGGACGCCGAGGATCCAGAGGACGCCGGCGACGATGATCACGATGTCGCGGAGGATGGCGAGGAACAGACTGATAGTCATGGGTCCACCGTACCGCTTGTGCGGGTACACGCGTGGGGTGTAGTGTCGGAGACATGAGGTACCGGATGGTCCGGTATCGGGAAGGGCACCATGGAGCTCACTGTCACCCCCACCGAGGGCTTCCCGTTCAACACGGACGGCGTCGTCTGGACGCTGGTCGGCCCGACCCGCCACGCCTACGCCTCGGTCCTGCGAGAGTCTACGTACGGCACGACCGTGCACGTTGGAAACGACTTCTTCACGGTCGCCGAGCGCTGACCGACCGTAGCCTCCGTCCCATCGGGCGGAGGCTTTCACACCAAAGATGGAGGAACCCTCGATGGCCATCCCTACACCAAGCGCCCGCAGTCGCTTCGCGAATGAGGGCACCAAGTACACCCCCCAGACCGACGCCGACACGTGCCCCTGGTGCGAGTGCGTCTGCGACATGGGCGCGAACGGCCCGTGCCGCTGCGGCTGCGAGGAATGCGGCTGCGACGACCTGCACGTCATGTACCCCGAGGAGGACTGACCCTCGGGCGTGTCCCATAACTCTCATTATAGGGAAAGGCCTGGTACGCTGGACCCGACCGAACCACCCATCGCAACCCCCAGGAGCACCATGACAACGACGAGCGGCATCAAGCCCGGGCATCTCTTCACCAGCTATTCCGGGCCCAACTACCATTCCGCGAAGTGCGAGTGCGGTCGATTCTTCGTGTGGGACGACCGCGAGGAGGAGCACGCACGGCACGTCCTCGCGGTCGTCTGGCAGGAGGGGGCCGAGGCCGTCGCACTGGCCACCATCCCCGGCGCCGCCCCGCTGACGAACCCGTACGTCTCATGACCGCCGAGCGCACCACACCCGCCCCGCTCGACCCGTCGAAGGTCAAGGCGGGCGACACCGTGACGCTGACCCGAGGTAAGCAGGTCGTGACAGACATCGTCGTGCGCCTCGACTCGGTAACGCCGCCAGAGGGCGGGTTCTCCATCATCCTAGAGGAGACCTCCTATCAGTATCTGACACACACGGGCTGGACCCTCACCGCCCACCAGCCCGCGCCCAAGCCCGAGCGCACTCCTGCCCAGTTCGGACATGCGCTCGTAGACGGGCAGCCCGTTCACGGGTTCCGGACATCATTCGTAGGCGACGCTGCAGCCGCCGCGTTCGTCTTCCCCATCGCGGACGGCGGGTACATGCAGGTGAACGGCGATGCCTACTCCGACTTCGTGCCGGACGAGCCCCGCCCGCTGCCGACGCGGGAGCAGGTCGGAAGCCTCCTGGCCCAGTTCGGCATGGGCTACTCCGTGACGTTCCTGGACAGCCTGTTCGCCCTCCTGCGGGGTGAGTCCCGATGACCGCCGAGACCACGCCCGCCATCGAGCGGGCGGCGCAGGCGAGGCACCCGAGCGTCTGGGATGGTCGGGCCAAGATCGACCTCATGGACGCGGGGCACTACGTGAACACCCCGCCGCCAACGCCAGAGCAGGCCGACGAGAGCATCGAGCGGATGAAGCAGTGGGCCATGCGCGATGCATCGGTCGCTCTCACCGCCGCGCTGTCCGACCCCGACGACCCCGACTCGCTCGCCCGAACGCTGTTCGTGCTCAACGCGGGCGCCTCGGGATGGTCCGTCCCTGAGTCGCTGACGATGTGGGAGCGCAAGGATGCCTACTTCGAGGAGACCCGCGTCCACTGGCGCGCGGTCGCTGACGGGCTCCGCATGATGCTCACCGGGAGCGGATCATGAGCGCCATCGAGCGGGTCACGGACGTGCTCATCGAGCACCGGGACATCGTCTGCGTCACGGGCGACCCGGACGTCGTCGCCTACGACATCTTGGACAACGCGCTCAGCGTCGAGGAGATGGCTCGGGCTATCGACCCAGCCGCCTTCGGGCCGATCACGCGCGGCAGCAACCCGAGCCGCTACGCACGGGCACAGCAGGCCGCAACTGAGAAGGCCGTCGCCGTCCGTGCCGCGATCCTCGGCGGTGTCCGATGAGCGGCGACACCACGCCCGCCGTCGAGCGCGCCGCTGATCTCTTGATCCACGAGGCCGATACGACGGGACTCATTACCGATGACGTGCGCAACGGTCTCGCCGCCGCGCTCGACGTGGACGAGATCACGGAGACCCTCGCACGCACGCAGTGGAACATGCTGCCCCTCGTCGTCCGCGGCGAGATGCCCGAGTGGGACGACGAGGAGAGCGAGGTGCCGCGGGGCGTAGCCCGCACGTTCGAGCGCCAGCACTTCCGGCGCCTCGCGCGCCCGTTCGCCGAAGCTGTCCGTGCCGCACTCCTGGGGGACTCGTGACGCGCGCCCACACGTTCGAGGTCGGTGAGCCCATCGTCCTCGCTGTTAGTACCACACCAGGCGCACCCGGGAAGGTGCTCGCTGTGCTCAACTACGGGCACACCGTCACCGTCCAGTGGCCGAGCGGCACGACGACAACCCACAAGGCTGAATCCATCCGGAGGGCGTCATGACCGTGCAGCACGGACTAGGCGGCCCGCACCCCGACGACGAGTCCATCGAGTTCGAGATGAACCGCGAGCTCGGCGGGCAGGAACAGCGGGAGATCAACCGGCGCGTGAAGTGGGCCCGGGAACAACGAGAAGCCGCAGAGAGGCGCGAGTCATGAACCCGTACTACACCGACGACACCATCACTCTGCACCACGGCGACTGCCTCGACATCCTGCGCCAGCTCTCCGACGCGTCCGTCGACGCGATCATCACCGATCCGCCGTATGGGCTCGGGTTCATGGGCAAGGCGTGGGACGACCTGCCGCCCGGGGTCGAGTGGGCGGAGGAGTGTCTGCGGGTGCTCAAGCCCGGCGGGCACCTGCTCGCGTTCGGCGGGTCGCGCACCTGGCACCGTCTCGCGGTCGCGGTCGAGGACGCCGGGTTCGAGATCCGCGACTCGATCGCATGGCTGTACGGGTCTGGGTTCCCGAAGTCCCTCGACGTGTCCAAAGCGATAGACAAGGCCGCTGGGGCCGCGCCGGAATCACCGAACGCCGGAAAGTGGAACCCGCAGCACAACACCGGGAGCCGGTCCAACTGGGGCGAGACGCAGCGCCACGACTGGGAGGCTGCGACCCCGGAAGCCGAGCGCTGGCAGGGCTGGGGCACCGCGCTCAAACCCGCGTTCGAGCCGATCGTCATCGGCCGCAAGCCGCTCGCGGGCACTGTCGCGGCCAACGTGCTCGCGCACGGCACCGGGGCACTGAACATCGACGCAAGCCGGGTAGCGTCCGATGAGGTAGGGACACCGCGCGGCGAGCGTAGAGCTGATGAAGCTGCGTGGCGGTTCAAGGGCGGGTCATCAGGATCGGGTGCTACGTCAAGTGCCGGTCGTTGGCCAGCGAACGTCGTCCTCGACGAGTCGCAGGCCGCCGAGCTCGACGAGCAGAGCGGCACCTCCACGTCGCGCGTCGGGAAGCCGCGCGGCGCCGCGGCCGGAGACGGATGGGGCATGACTGCCACGGGTGCGGAGTACAACGACCAGGGCGGCGCGTCGAGGTTCTTCCCGACGTTCCGCTACCAGGCGAAGGCCCCGAAGCGTGAACGTCCCGTCGTCGACGGCGTCGCGCACGCGACCGTGAAGCCGCTGGAGCTCATGCGGTGGCTCGTGCGCCTCGTCACCCCGCCCGGCGGTGTCGTGCTCGAACCGTTCGCCGGTTCGGGTGCGACCGTCGAGGCATGCCTCCTCGAAGGGTTCCGGTGCATCGCGATCGAACGCGAGGCAGAGTACCTGCCGCTCATCAACCTCCGCGTGTTCCGTTCCCGGGAGCTGGACTCATGACGGCGGTAGACGACTTCCTCGCGTGGGCGCGCGACGACCGCAACCGCCCCGAGAACACCCTCGCCCGCTACCGTGCCGTACTCCGCGCCGTCACCACGTACGGCGACCCGCTCACCATCACCATGGAGCAGGTCGAGAAGTGGTGGGCCTCACGGTACGAAGCCGCGCCGGCGACCCGGGCGAACGAGCTCGCCTGCCTCCGGAGCTTTTACCGCTACGCCACGAAGTTTGACCTCCGACCCGACGACCCGACCCGACGCCTCGACCCGCCGAAGGTCGCCGTGAACGTCCCGAGGATGGTCGGACGCACCGACTTCGAACGGCTCCTCGGGGAACTCACGGACGATCAGCCGGACCTCCGCCGGGTGTTCGCGCTCGGTGGGTACGCCGGCCTGCGCGTGTCCGAGTGTGCGTCGCTCGACTGGGCGAACGTGGACCAGGAGGCCCGGCGCATGTTCGTCACGGGCAAGGGTGGGAAGACACGGCCCGTGCCGCTGTCCCCGGTGCTCCTGGACTATCTCCTGCCGGAGACGGGCGGCAACGTCGTTATGGCGGGCGAGACGCCGTACTCCGCGGGCACCCTACAGCGGAAGGTGAACCGCCTGATGGAGCGGCACGGGATCCACCACACGTTCCACGACTTCCGCAAGCGGGGCGCCTCGATCGCGCTGTCGAAGGGCGCGAACCCCGCAGCCGTCCGGGTCATGTTCGGGTGGGAGTCGATGGAGACCGTAATGCATTACGCCGTTGTCGGGGATGACGAGCTGGACCGGATTGCGGAGATGCTCACATGACATCCGATCACGTCTTGCACGTCACACATCCGGGGTGTACTGTCCTCGGTATGGATCAGGAACAGCGCGACCGCACCGCACGCCGCATCCGCGCCCGCGTCGAGGAGCTCGCCGAGAAGAAGGCCCGCATCCCTTCGACGAAGGCAGACCTCCGCCGCGTCCTTGGGTACACCGACAGGCGCACCATGGAGGCACGTTGGCTCGGCGAGACCGAGTACACGGTTGCGGAGCTCGTGCTCCTCGCTGAAGTGCTCGACGTGCGGGTTGCCGACCTGACCCACGCAGACAACGAAGACGACTGATCGAACCGAGGGATGGCGGCTTGCCGAACGGCCCGCCTAACCCGACCGGACGACCATCGCGACCACGTGCCGCACCAGCAAAACAGCAAGGCCCGTCGCACCGAACCGACCAAGCCAGGTGCGCGGGCCCTACGGAGAACAGGATAGTCCAATGTCGAACTTCAACGATTGGGCCCGGCGCCACCTGGCGAACGACCCGCAGGAACCCGCATCACCCCCACCGTTCACCGTCGAGGACCGGGTTGCCGTCCAGGCACCCGCCGTCGATGGCGGGTTCTCTATCCACGGCGTAGGCGTCGTCGCATCAGTCGACTACATCACCGACCCTGAGGACCCCTACGGTCCGTGGGCCGTATCCGTCATCTTTGACGGGACGACACGGCCCATGCTGTTCAACTCCTCGGAGATCACCCCGGACGCCCACACCCGCGCTGAGGACTTCGAGCCGTACACCGGGCAAGGTGAGGTGCCGGCGCTACCGAAGCGCCTCGCAGCCATGGGCGGCACACCGTCACGGGAGCAGCTCCCCGAGTCCCCGATCTACGACCAGGTCCGCGAAGAGGCCCTCGCTGTCGACGGGTTCGCCGACCAGGTCGAGCGCGACCTGAAGGCACTCACCGAGGGGGACGCACGATGAGCCGCCAAGAGGACGAGGAGTACGCGCGACGCAACGCGCGGAGGTCCGCGGCAATGTGGATGATCCGCGACCGCCGATCCCACAACGGCGCACCCGAGATCCTGCGTGCCGCGGCCATGGACGTAGCGCACCTTGCCGCTGTCCACCTCGCCGACTCGAAGGGTGACGACCTCGCCCTGATCTGGGCGCGCGAACACGCCAAGGTCTACCGCGCGCTGTGGTCCTCGCACATGCGGGCGCTGCGTCGAAACAACACGCCTAACCGTCGCCTCGACGCTGCAAGGATGGTCCTCTGATGAACGGCCTTCCGGACCCCTACCACCTCCGCGACCGTGTCACCGTCGCCGGAAAGAGCTACATCGTCAGTGACCGCGCACCGAACAGCGACGGATGGCGATACATCGGGACCCCCGTAGACCTGACCGGCATGGAGATCCACTTCTCACACGAGGAAGTGCAGGCGGTCGTCTCGGCCACTCTTCCTCCGACCGGTCGGGACATGTTCAGGCAGGCCGGCCTCGACCCCGAACGGTTCGATGCTGAACTGTCCGTTGAGGAGCAGACCCCAGAACGGAACGTCATCACGGCACTTGCACTCTGGTGTCACGGGCGCCTGTCGTCTGCCGACCTCAGGGAGACTTACCTCCTGTTCACCGAAGGGCAGACAACGTAGCCCGCACACGCTGCCTGAATCGAACACCACTTCACCGCATCACTTAACCCCGAAAGGCCACACCATGAACTTCCAGCGCACCATCCTCCACGCCCTCCAGTCGAAGCACATCTACGCGGGCACCGTCCCGGCGGCTGTGATCGCCCGCCGCCGGAAGCGGAACAAGGCCGCGCGCATCGCACGCCGCGCCAACCGCTGACCCCCCATCCCGAACACACCCCCAGAACGGAAACCGATCATGTTCACCAAGAGAAACGCGTTCGCTGTCTGGCTCCTCGTGGGCCTCACCCTCGGCATCTACGGCCTCGTGCTGTTCCACAAGATGAACCGCGAACTCGCCGCCGCCCTCCAGCTCCCCCACACCCCGACACTCAAGTGGTACTCACAGCTCGTCCCCGTGTGGGGCATCGTCGGACTGCACATCACGGCGAAGCGCATCAACGTCGCCGCCCGAGATGTCAAGGTAGTGTCACCCACCGCCGTGTGGCTGTTCTGGTCCTGGTTCTTCGTCGGCCCGTACGCGCGGCTCCAGGCCGCGCTGAACCGTGCGGCCGGCAGGTGGCACAACCAGCCTGAACACCCCGCCGCTGCGGCCCGCCTGCGTGACGAGGGGTGGATCTGATGACGACCGACGCCGAGGAGGCCCGACTTCTGCTCAAGTGGGCAGAGAAGGGCTACAACCATAAGTACGGCTCCGTGCCGATCGACACCCGCATCACGCTGGCTCAGGCGTGGATCGACCTGGCCCGCATCACGAATAGCGCAGAAGAGGGTGAGTCCCGATGAGCCGCCTCATCGTGACCGAGGGCGCCACGTATGAGCAGCGGACCGCCGGGACCAGCAACGCGGGTGGAACGCTCACCGAGGTCCGGCCCGGCGTCGACTACATCGAGGAGACCGACTTTGAGGGCCATTGGGAGCCTTCGGGCCCGTGGTCCCTCCTCGATCCCGCACAGGCCGAGCCGTACGTTGGCGACCGCTGGCTCCTCCGTCACGCACACGGCAAGTACGTCCTCACCGACATCGTCAATGAGATCATCGGTGACCTGTGATGGCCGCCGAAGAGGAGGCGCCCGAGTTGCAAGCGGACCTCCCGGACATCCTCCGCCTCGTCGAGACCCTCGGCACCGCACGCCGGATGGGTCGGCTGTGGCGGAAGGCAGCACTCGCGCTCGCCGACGCCGCACAAGATCTCGAGCGCATGAATGGGCTCGTAGTCGAAGGTGAGGTGTATACCGCGCACTGGCGGCATTCCTGGGCGGCGTGCGGGTGCCGTGACGGCAAGCACACATGGACTCGCGACAACGCGTGGTTCGGGCGGGCGGGATGGCAGGAGACTCGGGCCGACGCGCAGGCACAGGCCGACAGGGTCCGCGGTCACCTCGTCACCCAACTGACCGCTTACACACCGATGGAGGTAGTGCAGTGACTGACACCGTTCCTGCCCTGGTGCAGCTCGACCGTGACGAAGCCGCGCAACGTCTCGCAGCCGCTGCTGCTGACCTGTTGGCCACTCTCAGCCCGAAGCAGCGCGGGTATACGACCCTGATGCGCGCACTCACAGACTGGGAGACAACACGATGAGCAACAACAACACTGACACCCCCGCCCCGCTCGACCCGTCGAAGGTCAAGGCGGGCGACACGGTGACGGTGAGTCTCACCGACTACGAACTCGGCACCTACGAGGTAAGTGGCACCGTGCGGGCCACGTCGGGCGGGGCGCTGATGGTCGGGCCGACGTGCATCGCGAGCAACGGGACGTGGCGCAAGGCTGCCACCCTCACCGACCACCAGCCCGCGCCCAAGCCCGAGTGGGGGCCGGGGACGAGCGGCACGGCGACAGCCCTGAGCACGGGCAATGTGCACGGCTTCTGGCACCTCGCTGGGCCGCACATCTCTGACACCGACACCTTCGCCTTCACGTCGGACGAAGGCGTAACCGTCCCGGGGCGCTACGTCTCCGACTTCGTGCCGGACGAGGCCCGCCCGCTGCCGACGCGGGACGAGGTGCGAGAGGCCCTCACCATCGCGCGGCACGAGCACGAGTCCCACGTGGCCACGTACCCCGAGAGCGACGACGGCATGCGCGGACAGGATGCGCACCAGGCCGAGGCGATCGACGCCCTCCTGCGGGGTGAGTCCCGATGACCCTCACCACTTTCCCCGGCGTCGAGCAAGGTTCAGACGAGTGGTACGACCAGAGAAGGGGGATGGTAACCGCTAGCGTAGTGAAGGAGCTGGTGACCCCGACTCTGAAAATCGCCGCGAACGTGTCCTCACGATCCCTCATCGCTGATTTGGTGGCGCAGAGGATCACGGGCTTCACTGAGCCGGAGTGCATCAGCAACGACATGCTCCGGGGCATGGAGAACGAGCCGCGCGCCATCGAGGCGTACGCCAAACACTTCGACCGCGAGATAACGGCGCTCGGGTTCATGGTCCGCGAATTCGACGCCGAGGACGGGTTCCCCGCTATCCAGATCGGCTACTCCCCTGACGGACTCGTAGGCACTGAGGGCTCACTCGAAGTGAAGTCGCGGATGCAGAAGCATCACCTCCGCACCATCCTCACGGACGAGGTGCCCGGCGAGTTCATGGCGCAGATCCAGGGCGGCCTCCTCGTGTCCGGGCGTGACTGGTGCGACTTCGTTTCGTTCTGCGGTGGCATGCCGTTGTGGACGAAGCGCGTCGAGCCGATCCCCGAGTGGGGGACCGCGATAATTCAGGCGGTCGAGGCATTCGAGGAGGCCGCCGTCGAGATGGTCACCACCTACCGCGCGAAGGTCGAGGGACTGCCTATGACCGAGAGGATCGAGTACGGCTCCTCCACCGCAGGGATGGTGTTCTGATGTACGGCTACGTCTACCGTTGGCGCACCGCCAGCAAGGCATGGACGTGCGCAGAGGCCTACCAGTGGGCTCACGCGGGCCGCATTAACCCCGGTGACCGCTACCTCGTCATCACGGCACTACAGAGTGACATCGTGCCGTTCGGTTCCAGAACTCGCCTGTGCGCCCTGTGCGCCACTGGCCAGCCCGACGCACCCCCAGATCCTAAGGAGGCCTGAGATGGACCTCACCGACAGCATCATGCCGAAGTCTGATCAGATGAACGCCGACGACCTCCTCACCGGGCCGCGGACGTTCACCATCGCCTCCATCCGCGAGACCGGATCCGAACAACAGCCCGTCGCTGTGACCCTCGCCGAGTTCCCCCAAGGCCGCCCGTACAAGCCGAACCTCTCCATGATGCGCGTCATGGTCGCCGTCTGGGGCAAGGAGACCGACAACTACATCGGGCACCGGCTCACCCTGTTCCGTGACGAAGACGTCGTGTTCGGCGGGCAGGCAGTCGGGGGCATCAGAATTTCCCACGTCAGCCACATCAAGGAACGACGATCACTCGCGCTCACCACGAAGCGCGGACGTCGAGACCCATACGTTGTGCTCCCACTGCCCGACGACGCCGTCACGGACAACGAACTGCTCACCGACCAGACCCGCAAGCACCTGTTCGCGCTGTTCGGTGAGCTCGGCATCAACGACGCCGAGCAGCAGCGCACCGGGATGGAACGGGTACTCGGCCGGTCGGTCGAGTCCCGCACCAGCCTCAGCGAGACCGAGGCACAGGCACTCATCGTGTCCCTCACCGAACGACGCGACGCCATCGCCGGCGCGCCCGCACCCGACGAGGACTGACGTGGCCCACGTGAAGCGACGCTGCGACCAGTGCGGGCGCGTGTGCAACGGGTACCGCCTCTGCCACACCTGCGACTACGCCCGACGCAAGGCACCGCTCGGTTCATGCAAGCGGTGCAAGGCACCACTGCACCGCCGTTCGACACGGCCCGAAGACCGCCACCCGGGTGGCAAGTTCCACGGCTCCCACGGTTACTGCACAGGATGCCTCAAGCACGCCATCAAGGCCGGGAAGGTCCAGCCGAAGGAGCGAGACATGAAGTCTGCCCCACAGCCACGCATCATCGTCAAGGCCATGCTGACCACCGAGGAACGTGCCGAGGCCTTGTGCGCGCAGGTCGACCCCGAGGTGTTCTTCCCCGAGCAGGGTGGCACGACGACGGACGCGAAGAAGGTCTGCGCGCGGTGCCCGATCCGTGAACGGTGCCTCGAAGTCGCCATGATCAACCGGGAACGCTTCGGTGTGTTCGGTGGCCTCAGCGAACCCGAGCGTGAGCACCTTCACAAGGAGCGGGCCAGGGGCACAGCATGATCGTCCTCGACCTCCCGCGCGATCTGTGGTGGACCAGCAACGAACTACCCAACATGCACTACCACTCCCGTGCGAAGAAGGCCGCGGCTGTCCGTGCTCTTGCCGCGATCGCCGCGAAGTACGCCGCTGAGATACCCGTCGAGCGGTGCCGGATCACGGTCACGGCGTGCCTGCCGACAGCGCGACGATTCGATCCCGCGAACATCGCCGGCACGGTCAGTAAGCACGCGCTCGACGGCTTCACGGACGCCGGGCTGTGGGCGGACGACGACAGCGAGCACGTGGTCTTCATCGGCTTCCAGCGCGGGCCGAAGACCGGGGTACGCGGCATGTACCGACTCACATTCGACATCGAGGAGACAGCATGACCGACACCGAGTACACCGAGGATGAACTGAACATGTACAGCGCCTGGACCGACTACCGGTCCGAGTACGGCGCCAGCGGCGCCAAGGCGCATGAGGCGTTCTGCCTCGGCTGGACTGTCGCCCGCAAGGACGGCGACGTCAGCGAGCGGAACTCCGTGGACTTCCAGGCGGGCTTCGAGGCCGCCAAGGGCACGCTCGACATCGGCGGGGTGCAGCGATGACCGACACCGAGACGCCGATCGAAGCGGGCGCACGGGCACTGCACGACCGGACCTACGCCGGGCTCGACGTGAGGCCGTGGGACATGCGGACCGACGCGGGGCGGGAGAGGTTTCGTTGGGGATGCGCAGGCTGTGTTCGAGTCGGTGGACGCGGTCGGGCTAGCGGCAGGGCCGCTCTGGGACCACTGGCCAATGCGAGGCGACTACGATGATCGAGAACGGCAAGCACAGGGTCACAGGGCGCCCTACGACCACCGCAGCATGCGACGAGCCGGACTGTGTCGCCTCCTACTACCTTGCGGACGGTGTAGGGCCACACACGGGCGCGGAGATGATGCGCGGCCTCGGGTGGGACGTGCGCCTGATCGGCACGTATCACACCACGGGCTACCCCTCCTGGTGCCCAGAACACGCCCAGGTGACCGTCAGTGCGCATGAACACACCTACCGGGTCGAGCTCGTCTACGGGAACACCCCGTTGTGCAAGCAGTGCGGGAGGCCGAGACCATGAGCGCCATCTTCAGACGCGCCGCACTCGACTACCGAGAGATGCGTGCCGAGTTCGACCTCATCCTCGAAGCGGCTCACCAGGCCGCGGAAAAGGGGGCAGGGGGCGCCATGCTGAACGAGCGCGGGCGCCGGGAAGGCGTGAGCGCGTACAGCCTCCTGATGGGCCCATGGCGGCGTGTCGAGCTGTACGCCTCGCCCGAACTCCGGGAGCACTTCGAGAAGCACGGGCGCCCATCAGTGTCTGACTACGAATCCGAGTGGATGCTGAACCGTGGGGAGATGTCATGAGGTGGCTACCGTGCGACTGCCCGAATTGCAAAGAGCCGAGCATCCAACCAATGAGCGTGTTGCAAGACCGCGCCCACTACAGGTGCGGTGCGTGCTACTGGAGCTGGTACACGCCCGCACCTGTGACCGATGGAGAGGTGGCCTGATGGTCGCAGACCGTAGAGAGTTCATCCGGCTCGACGTCGGGTACTTCGACAACCCGAAGGTGGCCGAGGTGCTCGACGAGAGCCCACTCGCCGTCGTACTCCACGTCGCCTCGATGGCACACGCGCGGCAGCACAGGACAGACGGCATCGTGTCCAAGAAGCAGCTCCTCCGGAAGGTCGGTGCCATCGAGTCGGACGCGAAGCTGCTCATCGACATGGGCCTCTGGCATGACCTCGGGGAGGGCAAGGTCGAGGTGCATGACTATGCGAAGCACCAGGAGACGCGGGCAGATATAGAAGCCAGGTCAAACGCTGCTCGCAAGGCTAATGAGGTACGTTGGAATTCGTCTCGGATCCCAATCGGATCCGAACCGGAGTCCGGATTGCCTCCGATTGGGAATCCAGAGGAGAGAAGAGGAGAGAAGAGGAGAGAAGAGGCTCCCCTAGTCTCACCAACGCGCGAAGAACCTCGCGACGCGCACTACGAAAATGACCGATCACCGCTGGAGACCGTGAGCCCGGAGACCGTGCTGCCGAGGAGCTTCGTAGCCTCGACACGACACAAGGCATACGCCATGGAGAAGGGCCTCGACATCGGGGAGGAGCTCGCCGCGTTCAAGGACCATGCACGGGCGAACGGGAGGACCCTGGTCGACTGGTCGGCCGGGTTCAGTTCATGGCTCCGGGCGGGTGCCAAGCGCAGCAAGGGCGAGCGTCGTCCAGGCTCGTCCGTGTGGGACAACGACATCACCGGGCAAGGTGAGCGCTCATGACCGACCTCGCCATCGCCGACTATGAGTCATACGTGATCGGGCTAGCACTCCGCACCGCAACGACGATCGATGACCTCCGCCTCATCGGCGACGACTTCCTGAACCCGGGCCTCGGCGAGCTCTGGGACCTCATGCGGAAGCTCCACCACGCCGGGACACCCACCGACCCAGCGACACTCGCCGCGCACCTGCCGCGCATGCAGACACGCAACCTCGAGCCCGAAGACCTCGCCGCGCTGTACGGCGGTGCCCCTGCGGGCGGCGCAGAGCATTACGCGTTCCTGGTGTCCGAGGCTGCGACACGACGGCGCCTCCGCAGTGTCGGACAGCGCATCATCCAGCTCGCCGACGAGACGGACACCTCAGCGGAAGCCATCGAGTACGCACGCAGCGAAGTCGACGGGTGCTCCACCTCGATCGCCGGGCTGCACCTCATCGGCGACGAACTCGGGGCGACCATCGCGCGTCTCGACGAACCGGACATCGCTATCCCCACCGCCTGGCACGATCTGAACCACCTCATCTCAGGGCTCCGTCCGGGCGGGCTGTATATCGTCGGTGCCCGCCCTGGCGTCGGCAAATCACTCATGGCGAACGGGCTCGTGCGGGCCCTCGCGGAACACGGTGGCGTCGCGTACAACAACCTGGAGATGTCCCGACACGAGGTGTACGAGCGCATGCTCGCCGCGGAGTCGAGCGTGCAGTACAGGCGCTTCACGAACCGGTGCCTCGACGCCTCAGACTATGAGCGGCTCGCCGAACCAGCGGAGCATCTGGAGCGTCTACCGATCTCGGTGGACGACCGCGCCACGGTCACGGTGACGGACATTCGTTCGCACGCTCGGTCCATGGCTCGTCGTGGGCCGATGGCCGGAGTGGTTGTGGACTATCTTCAGCTCATGGGCGGAGGTGTGCAGCGTAACGATCGGCGGTTGCGTCACGAGGTCGTGGGGGAGATCTCGCGGGCGTTGAAGATCCTCGCGAAGGAGATGGATGTGCCCGTGGTCGCACTGTCGCAGTTGAACCGGCAGAGTGCCCAGCGTTCGGACCCGCACCCGACGATGGCGGACCTGCGCGAGTCGGGTTCGCTGGAGCAGGACGCGGACGTGATCCTGTTGCTGCACATGGACGACGAGGATCCGACCACGCTTGAGGTTGCCGTGGCGAAGAACCGTCAGGGGAGCCAGGGCAAGTTCAAGCTGAAGCGTGAGGGCCACTACGCCCGGCTGGACAACTATGCATGGTCGCCTACGGGGATGTTGTGACGAGTTCACCCGCTCCCACGTTGCGCACTACACGTGGAGCGTCCGCAGTGGCCAACTGGAGACGGGAAGCCTGATGCCGAAGAAGAAGCCCGAAGACGAGCTCAAGGACGCCGCCCGTCGCCGCATCATCAAACGCCCGAACCGCACCTACTGCGAAGCCTGCAGACGCGACCTCGGGACACCCCTAGCACTCCTCCAGCACATCCGAACGGAGCACCCCGCATGACCACATCGGAACTGGTCACCGTCGAAATCTCTACGGTCAATCTGGTGGATCAGGTGTTGTCCCCCGTCATTACCAAGCAGGCATGGGAGAACCTCACCACATGGTTCCAGACCGGCAAGACGCGAACCTATCGCCTCGTCGGGCAAGGGCCGGACGAAGGCATCGTGCTAGTGGTAGCACGAGCACACCTCGTCCACATCGCGAAGAGAGCCGGTAAGCCGTGAAGCGCAGTCAGATCAGCGTCGGGCAATGGGTCACCTACCAGGCCGACAGCTCCCAAGCCGAAGACGGGCAAGTCGTCTCACTCCACGCCCTCAAGGCCGGACTCGCCCACGTGCTCTACCGTGGAGACTCAACCCCGAAAGCGACCTACATCGTCGATCTCGAACCAGGAGCGCAACCATGAGAACCGCAGCACGCAGCCTCATCCCGTTCATCCTCGCCATGGCCGCGCTGTACGTCCTGGTCCAATTCATCCCATGACCAGCGACTGGGCCCCGGAGCGCTGCGCGTGCCGATGGGGTGAGCAGCCCTGCGATCAGTGCATGCCCATCCTCGACGCGCGACACGCGATCGCGATGGATGGGGTGAAGCCCATCCAGACAGACCGGCCTGCACCGTAGTCCACCGGGAGGAGCCTCCCAACATGCGCAAGGCACTCGCGAGCATCACGCTCGCACTCACCCTCAGCATCCCGGGCCTCGCGTCCGCACCAACAGCAGCCGCCACCCCGACCAACACCAACCACACCAGCATCACCCGCACCAACTGGGACACGTTCAAGAAAGGTCGAGGCAGCTACTTCTCGATCACAGTCAAGATGACCCCCTGCCGCAACTGCGCAGGCATCCCAGGCAAAGCACAACTCAAGCTCGACGGGAAACACCAACGCTTCCGGAAACTCGACCACGGCAGCATCACCTTCCACATCCCAAGGTCGAAACTCCGCAACAACCGGTGGGTCGAAGTCGCCGTACGCACATGGCCACGCAGCGACAACAGACCATCCCAAGTCGTCAAGTTCGACGTACGCGACACCGTCAAGAAGAAGAAACACCGCGCACCGTCGAGCAAGAACGCCGGCGACCGTGTCATGAACATAGCCCGACAACAGCTCGGCAAACCCTACAAATGGGGAGCCGCAGGACCAGGCAGCTACGACTGCTCAGGACTCGTCGTCTACGCCTACCGCATCGCAACCGGAAAACGACTACCCCACTACTCGGGCTCACTCCGCAACGCCGGCCGAGTAGTACCGAGATCAGAGGCGCGACGAGGAGCGATCGTGTGGACACCGGGACACGTGTCGCTATACGCCGGCAACGGAGTCGTCATCGAAGCTGTCGGACCAGGCACCCGAGTACGCCGAGTATCCATGTGGCAGAAGAACGCGACCTTCATCCAGCCATAAGGGGTAGCATTACCCACGGCAGGGCCCGTTCTGGGGGACGGGCCCTGCAGCACACCCCCAGGAGGCAGGCCATGAAACCATCAGACCTCGGCCTACCCATGCGCCGCCCATGCCACTGCAAGAACCGATACTGCAGCCACTGGCAAGCAGCCTGCGCACTCTGGGCAACAGCAGTAGCAACCGGCGACTACCACTGCTGGCGGTGCGGCCAGACCATCCCACCCAACACCGAGTGGGACGGCGGCCACGACGACGACGACGTCACCATCTGGCGAGGCCCAGAACACCGAGCCGAGAACCGAGCAACCTCAACACGACGTCGACTAGTCGAACCGCGACGATGGACACTGTGAGAAAATCAGAAAAACCCAGGGCCGATTCTTTAATCGGACAAACCGAAGAAAGACA